AATTAGTGGCAAGCCTTGACTGTCAATGCTGCGGATCAGGCCAAATGGTGCAGGCCGCGCACACAAATTGGGGCGGCGGAAAGGGTCGGGGCATTAAAGCAGACGATAATTTGGTTGCTGCGCTTTGTCTACATTGCCATTTTGAAATTGACCAAGGGCCAAATTTGAACAAAAATGAGCGCCAGCAGCTATGGAATCAGGCGCACCAAAAGACGGTGGATGCATTGACCAACGCGGGCCGGTGGCCTAAAGACGTTCCATTGCCTTACAATGGGGTTTTAGAGGTGGCGCAATGAAAAACAATGTCGCGGACTTTATTTCGACCATGCTGCATAGCGGCACGGTCACCCATTTTATGCATTTGGCAACCGATTCCTATGCAACGCACAAAGCATTGGGCAAGTATTACCCCGAAATCATTGAATTGACCGATGATTTTGCTGAGGCTTACGCTGGATGTTACGAAAAAATCAAAGACTATCCCGAAAATTTCCACAACGCCAAAGACCCGCAAAAGTACATGGCAAGCCTAAAAACTTACATTGAAAAGAATCGGGTGGCTTTGCCGGAAGAATCCCAACTGCAAAACATCGTGGACGAAATTGCCGCGCTGGTGGACGCTACGATTTACCGCCTGACCCTCAAATGATCCGCATATTTGCAGGATACGACCCTCGGGAAGCCGTGGGCTACCATGTATTCTGCCAATCGGTCATAGAGCGCACTAAGGGGCTAGTAAGCATTACGCCCTTGTCGGGAAAGCAGCGGGACGGTACAAACGCATTCACCTATCAGCGGTTTTTAGTCCCATTTTTGTGCGGATATCAGGGCAAAGCAATCTTTTTGGATGGCAGCGATATGCTCATGCTGGCAGACATTGAAGACTTGGAAAGCCTGTTTGATCCGCGTTATGCCGTCCAGGTGGTCAAGCATGACTATCAGACCAAACACCCAAAGAAGTACATTGGCACACCGATGGAAGCCCGAAACGGCGACTATCCAAGGAAAAACTGGTCAAGCGTGGTGTTGTGGAATTGCGAACACCCGCGCAATCGGGTACTAACACCCGAATTCATTGAGGAAAGCACAGGCGAAGAACTGCACCGATTCCAATGGTTGCCCGACTCATTGATTGGCGAATTGCCAAGGGAATGGAATGTACTGGTAGGTGAACATGACCATTTGCGGACAAAGATTGCCCATTACACGCTAGGCATACCGGAATTTGACCATTACGCTAATTGCGACTACAGTAAACCTTGGTTCAACACACAAAGCCGAATGCTTAACGGCTTGATTCACATGAAGGACGCATATGCCGAGCACTAGCAGCAAACAAGCCAAATTTATGGCAGCCGCCGCCCACAACCCTAAATTTGCAAAAATGGCAGGGATTCCGGTGAAGGTAGCCAAGGAATTTAACAAGGCTGATCAAGCTAAAATGCAAAAGACTAAAAAGAAATAAAGAATGGGTTCTTTATGACTTCAGAATCTAAAGTAGGCAAGACTAGAAAGAAAACGGGTGGTCGCACGGGTGGAACGCCCAACAAGGCCACGCAACAGGCGCGTGAGGCCATCGCATTGTTTGTTGATGGTAATGCCCATAGATTGACCGAATGGCTTGATACGGTCGCTTACGGCGATCCCGAGCATGACATCAAGCCCAATCCGGCAAAGGCGTTTGAGTTGTTCCAATCGGTGGTGGAATATCATGTGCCCAAGCTGGCAAGGACTGAAGTGACAGGCGCTGACCAAGGGCCGGTGGAAATGGTAGTGACATGGGCAAACGGGAAATAATCCTGCCGTATAGCCCGAGGGACGCATTTATGCCGTTCCACAACCGCACGACTCGCTGGTCATGTTTGGTCGCCCACCGAAGAGCCGGTAAGACTGTGGCAGCAATCAATGATGTGATTAAACGGGCAATCACAGAGGGACACCGAGGCGCACAATATGCGTACATTGCCCCGTTCCGCAGCCAGGCCAAGCGGGTGGCATGGGATTACCTCAAGCATTACGCTGCGCCTATCACCAGCACAAGCAATGAATCTGACTTGATGGTGGAACTAATTAACGGCGCAAAAATCATGTTGTTTGGCGGGGACAACGCTGATGCTATGCGCGGAATGGGTTTTAATGGGGTCTATCTTGACGAATACGGCGACTTCCGGCCCTCGGTTTGGGGTAATGTCATCCGGCCTACGTTGTCTGACCGGCAGGGTTGGGCGGTCTTTGGCGGCACACCCAAGGGTAAAAACCAATTCCACGACATTTACAAGGTCAGCCAAGGCACACCGGATTGGTTTCTGTTGCGCTTACCGGCATCTGTAAGCAAAATCCTGCCTGATTCCGAATTAGAGGCGGCACGGGCGCAATTGAGCCAAGATCAGTTTGATCAAGAATACGAATGCAGCTTTGATGCGGCAATCATGGGCGCTTTTTACGGGCAAGAGATGCGCTTGGCGCAGGACGAAGGCCGTATCAGGGAATTGCCATTCGATGTCGATGCGCCGGTCTATACCGCATGGGACTTAGGCTATCGGGACGATACCGCCATTTGGTTCTATCAAGTTATCCGAGGCGAGATCAGGGTCATGGACTACTACGCCGTCAGCGGCGCAGGCATTGAGGACATTGCCCAAGTGGTGATCGACAAGGGCTACCGGTACACCAAGCATTACCTACCGCATGACGCACGGGCTAAGACGCTGGCATCGGGCGGCAAATCCATTGTGGAACAGCTTGCGGCGCACCTTGGTGGCATAAGCAAACTGGCAATCGTGCCTGAGATTGGCATCCAAGACGGCATCCAAGCGGTCAGGATGGTGCTGCCGAAGTGCTATTTCGACCCAAGCTGTGAGGAAGGGTTAGAGGCGCTGCGCCAATATCAGCGGGAATACGACGAAGACAAGAAGGCATTTCGACAAAATCCACGCCATGATTGGTGCTCACACCCAGCAGATGCCTTTAGAATGCTTGCAGTCGCCTACCGGCAAGAGGCAAGAGATCAAACGCCGCCCAAGGGCAAGACCCTGCAAACCATCACATTGGATGAGTTGTGGGAATATGACACTCAATATCATCGTGGAGAACGTATATGAGCCAGCCAGTAGCAGAAGTCGGTGGGTACAAGAACATCACAGCAACCGGCGCAGTCAGCACCGGCCCTTGCCAATTGATTGGCTTTTACGTTAACAGCACAACCATTGGCACTTTGGTGCTACGCAATGGCGGCGCAAGCGGTGATGTGATGTCGGGCACGATCACGCCCGCCATTGGGTTTCACCGATTCCCTGCCAATGTGGGCGCAAGCCTCTACGCTACGGTTGGTGGCACTTTGGATGTGACATTCTTCTTTGCTGCGGGTAGCTAATGGCTTATCAAGAAATGGGTGCGTATGAGGGCGATGACCCTGGCCCGTATTGGCACGACCAAATAGAGGCCGCGCAAAAGGTCTTTGAGAAGTGGGAAAAGCGCGGGCATAAGATCGTCAAACGCTATCGGGATGAGCGCGATGCGGTAGAAATGCCCCGTGTGCGCTACAACATCCTGTGGTCAAACATCCAAGTGCTGTTCCCTGCGCTGTATGGCAGGCAGGCCAAGCCCGAAGTTTCCCGCCGTTACATGGATCAAGACCCCGTTGGTCGGCTGGCATCTACGATGCTGGAACGGGTCATGGAATACGAAACCACCCAATTTGGCGACTTTGACCAAGCCATGCGCGGCGCGGTGGAAGACCGATTGCTGCCTGGACGCGGTACGGCGTGGATTCGCTATGAGCCGGTAATCGTTAACGAACAGCCCGAAGTAAGCGAAGGCGCTGTAGAAGTAGAAGAGCCAGGCGAAGCGCAGATTTACAACACCCAAGAAGAGCCAACCGAGCGCATTGATGCGGCGCATAGCCCCATAGATTACGTTTATTGGACAGACTTCTTGCATAGCCCAGCCCGTACATGGGACGAAGTGTGGTGGGTTTCCCGCGCCGTCTACATGACCAAAGACGAAGGCATGGAGCGTTTTGGCGAAGTCTTTGCAAACGTGGGCCTAGACAGCAGCAACACGGACATGGATGCCAAAAATCCAATGACCGCCAAGAACACTTATGACAAAAAAGCCAAGGTGTTTGAGATTTGGAACAAGCGCACCGGCAAGGTTTGCTGGATTGCCAAAAGTTATCCACAGGCGCTAGATGAGCGCGATGACCCGTTGGAATTAGAAGAATTCTTCCCATGCCCACGCCCGCTGATGGCGACCACGACCACAGGGACAATGATCCCCGTGCCGGATTATGCTGAGTACGAAGACCAAGCGCAGGAACTGGACAACCTAACCCAGCGCATCTACTTGCTGACTAAAGCCTGTAAAGCGGTTGGCGTGTTCAATGCCGAATTTAAGGAATTGGGCCGCTTGTTTACCGAAGGCGTGGACAACAAGCTATTCCCTGTGACCGCATGGGCGGCAATGAGTGAAAAGGGCGGCTTGAAGGGTGCTATCGACATGATGGACACCTCGCAAATCATTGTGACTTTGCGGGAACTGTATGCCGCGAGGGAGCAAGTCAAGCAGGCCATTTACGAGATCATGGGCATCTCGGACATCCTGCGCGGCGCATCCAAAGCCCAAGAAACCCTTGGCGCACAGCAGCTAAAGGCAAACTTTGGCAGCTTGCGGATGCGTAGCAGCCAAGGCGATGTGGCGCGGTTTGCATCCGACATTTTCAAGCTAAAAGCGCAAGTCATTTGCAAGTTTTACCCGCCCGAACTGATTGTGCAGATGTCCGGCGTGATGGACACACCCGATGGGCAAAACCCGCAATTGCTGCAAGCCGCCGTGCAAATGTTGTCCAACAGCACCATCCGCGACTTTCACATTGCGGTTGAGGCCGACAGCTTGGCGCAAATTGACGAACAAGCAGAGAAACAAGGCGCACAAGAGGCCATTCAAGCCATTGGCCTATTTTTGCGTGAGGCAATCCCCATGATTGCCCAAGCGCCCGAAACTTTGCCGATGGCATCCGAGATGCTGCTGTTCTTGGTGCGCCGGTTCCGCGCCGGTCGCGGGTTGGAAAGCGCAGTTGAACGTGCCATGAAAGCCTTGGAAGAAAAAGCGGCAATAGCACAGCAAAAACAACCTGGCCCATCACCGGAAATGCTGCAATTGCAAGCTGATCAGCAAGCAGAACAGATGAAGATGCAAGCGCAAGCGCAGACCGAGCAAATGAAGATGCAGGCGCAGGCCCAAATCGAACAAGGCAAGGCGCAGCTTGAAATGCAGATGCATCAAGCCAAGGTGCAGGCCGAAATGCAATTGGCTCAAATGAAGGCCGATTTTGAAACCACCAAGCAAAATAACGAATTGCAGATAAAGGCCCGTGAAATGGCCGGTAAGGAAGAATATGAACGATGGAAAGCCGAATTGGAAGCAGCAACTAAGATCACGGTTGCAAGAATGGCAAACAACCCTGGTCTTGACCTGCCGGTCATTGATGCAGCGGCTGCACAGCTTACGCAAGAGTTAGCCCCGCCAATCATGCAAGCAATGGACAAGATTGCCATGATGCATGACCAAATGGCAAATATGCACGGCGAAACCATGCAAAACATCGGCGCTGCCATGCAACGGCTGAACGCGCCCAAGCGGGTTATTCGCGGCCCTGATGGGATGGTGGTTGGCGTGGAGGTTGTTCAATGAGCCTTGTCCTTGCGGATCGGGTCAGACAGACATCCACGACAACGGGATCGGGCACATTTACGCTGGATGGCTCGGTTACCGGTTTTCAGTCATTTGCCGCAATAGGCAATGGAAATACGACCTATTACACAATCACAATTGATTCCCAATGGGAAGTTGGCATTGGGACATATTCAGCAGGCACGCTGACCCGTGACACGGTAATTTCGTCTAGCACCGGCAGCAAAATTATTTTTGGCGCAGGCACAAAAGATGTGTTTGTGTCCTATCCCGCCAAAAAATCAGTAAATCAAGACGCAAATAACCGTGTTTTGATACCTTACACATCAGGCGTTACCAATGTTGGTTCCTTGAATGTAGGAGATGCAACATCACACACCGATTCCGGCGTAATTGCAGGATTTACCGCAAGTGAGCCGCTTTATTTGTACACCAGCCTACAAAACACAAGCAGCGCCAACACATCGTATGCAAGCTATGCGGTCAACGATGGTGGGCACACGGCATATGCTGAATTGGGAATAAACAATTCAAACTATAGCTATTCAGCGGCGGGCTATCCCAACAACGGCTTTTCAACCCCGTTGGCAAGTTTTGTGGAATCGTATGGTGGCCCGTTGGTTTTGGGTAGCTGGGACAATCAAAAAATCAGTTTTATCACTTATGGCGCTGTCAACACGACAGACGCAATGACCATAAACACCAATGGATCGGTTGCATTCAATGGGCAAGTTGGAACAGCCGGTCAGGTTTTACAAAGCAATGCTACAAGCGCACCATCTTGGGTAACGCCAAGTAGCGGAAGTGTGACATCGGTCAGCGGCACAGGAACAGTAAGCGGTTTAACGCTGACCGGCACGGTTACAAATTCGGGAAGTTTGACTCTTGGCGGTGCAATAACTGGATTTGCTACAAGCGGCGCAAATACCGACATCATTTCAGTTGCATTGACCACCGGCACGATTTCTACTGCCCCATCAGCCGTTACAGACATTGTGAACAAGACCTATGCCGATGGACTTGCCGCCAAATGGGGCGCATAAATGTTTGGCTTTTCAGCCTTTTCCGCACTTCCTTTTAGCACGCTTGCGGCAAATGCGCCGTCGCCAGTAGTTGAAATTCCGCTTGGCGGGCATTTTGGGTTTGATGAGAAAAAGCGCGGCGAACAATGGGACGCTGACCGGCGGGCTGAAGGACAGCGCAAGCTAAAGTTGCGCGAAGCCCTGTTTGGCTTACCGCCAGCCGAGCGCGAAGAAATAACCAGCGCACCAATCCAAGCCATAGAAATTGCCGCCCGCGACCCAATTGACTATGCCGCCATGATGGAAAAAGTAAGGCAGCTTGAATTTCGGATAAGATTGCGGCGTGATGACGAAGAAATCGCACAACTACTGGAAATGCTATGAAAGAAACATGGGTTTTCCCGTCTGACGGCTCCGAGCCGTACGAAAGAAGCAAAGGGTCGCCCGCCGACCGCATGATGGTGTTTGGCGACATTGAGCCTTTTCGGTCGCCTGATGGCAAGATGATCATGGGCCGTGCCCAATGGCGCGAACACTTGAAGGCAACCGATACCATTGAGATGGGCCATTCGGATGTCAAATATGCTCAAAAAGAGTGGCAAAAGAAAAAAGAGGCACACACCGCCCGCTTGCGTGGACAAGTGGCACGCGTGCAAGAATTTGACCGTCCAGGCGCACCAATTGCGCCGGTGCAGCGCAGCAACTTGAACGTGGAGATGGCAAATCGGCTACACAACCGACCGCCGCCTGAGCGCAAGGAAATGATCAAAATGACCCTCGACCAAATGAAAAGGATGAAATGATGGAAAACGAAGTTGTCGCACCCGACACGACCGAATTAGTTTCAACGCCCGAAACGTCTGCGCCTGCGGTAGCCGAGCCGCCAAGCCGTGCCGATACGATCCGCGAGGCATTGGCAAAAACATCATCTGATTCTGCAAACCAAGGCAAAAGCCCAAGCCAACCCCGTGAGAAGGGCAAATTTGCACCAAAATTTCCAACCGGCGAATCTCAAGCGCCCAATACGCCCGAAAAACCACGGGTGGATATGCCCAAATCCCTGCGGTTGGAACTGAAAGACCATTGGGAAAAAGCCCCGCCTGAACTTCAGCAAGCCTTTGCCCAACGTGATGCCGACTACGAAAAAGGCATCACGCAGTACAAAACACGCGATGCCGAGGCACGGGCCATCACCGAGCAATTTGCCCCTTATGAGTGGATTTTGCGGAACGAAAACACCACGCCAGCGCAGGCCATTGCTCCCCTTTTGCAGACTGCGGCCTTGTTGCGGACGGGTACACCGGCGCAAAAGAGCCAAGCCGTGGCCCACATGATCCAGCAGTTTCAGATTCCGATTGAGCAAGTTTCTGCTCATTTAGGCGGGACTGCACCGGTTCAGCAGGATTCGCATTACAATGATCTCGCGCAACAAGTACAGCAACTGACGCAACACATAACGCAGCAGCAGTACCAAGCGCAGAAATTGAACGAAAACAGGGCACTCTCTGTTATCCAGCAGTTTGCGAGCGACCCCGCAAATATGCACTTTGAGGCAGTCTCCGACCGGATGTTGCAGCTTCTCCAAGCGCCACAGGTTTTGGGTGACACAAGTCAGATGTCCGAACGCGAGAAATTGCAATT